AACACTCGACTATTACGTACTAAATTTAATGCCATGGCAATTCCTTTATGGTATTATACCACTTGACCTTTGCTAGATCATTATCTGCGTTGGCCTTGGGTATTGTTTCTACATGATCTGATATCTGACCTGTAGATTTATTTCTCCGACTGCGTACGGAGCAAGCAAACCCTCGTCTGTGGTTATGCTGGTGATCAAAATTTCTGTAGTCTCGTAGCCGGTGGCTTGGTCGTATACCAATACCCGGCTGCTGTCCACGCAGGTCTCTACATCTTCTAACAGAGCTTCCAACTGTTCTTGGCTTTCGTCGCCTTTGCAGTACAATTTAATACACAATCCCAAGAACCCCCAAGTAAATTCGCTGGGAAGGTATTCTCTCATCTCACTTCCGGGCGTTACGTACACAGAGGGAAAGTTGTTGGTCTCATCCCAAAATACCAGTTTGGGGTATGCACAACCATTAAGGTTTGTCTTGTAAGGGCCGGTTCCGTCTATGGTCTTCAGCTTTTCGGTTAGTGCTTTTACTATACTGGTTCTTCTAGACATTGACGGCCCTCATACGGTTGGCTACCATGGTTTGAGAAATTTCTCGGATTGACTTGGCTATCAGCAGTTTAGGGTCTCTGGTAAGTGGTCGTTCTTGTCGGCCGCCTTTTGAGAAAGTTGCGTATGGATTTTTCATGTAGCTGTAAAAAGCGGTTATCATGCCCTCTCGACTTTCACTGAGACGCTCTACTTTTACGGATTCGGCGAAACGACCGCTACGATAGTTCAATACGTCTTTACTATTACCAGTACCCATATTGCGTTTTATTTGTTCTCGTAGTTGAGAATTTATTAAATTTAGTAAGCTAACTAAATTTATCATAGAAGATGTTTTTGGAGGATATTTTTTAGATCCACTAGAATATTTTATATTTACTGATTTGGATCTAGGAGCACTGCCCCCTTTGGTTTTTGTCTTTAAAGATCTACTAGTTTTAGTACTACTTGTAGCACTTACGAGTCTTTGTTTTACATTATTCTTACTAGAACTTTGAGCAGTATAGTCTTTGCCCATTAGGGCCTGCATTAGGCCTGTTTTTATATTTTCTAGTAAACTGGGGGAGGCAGAACTGTTTGGTGTGTTTTCGACAAATGCTTTTTGAACAGTACCTTTTTTATCTTGAAACTTCTTAAGTATAGCATTTTTAATATTAGTTTCATATTTTTTAACAATTGCACGTTCTGCTGCATTTAGCTTTTTAGTATTTAAAGCTGCTGGCATAGATATAGCTATAGCAAACTGTAGATCTATCAGGCCACCAGAAGCTCTTCTTCCAAAAGAACTTAAGAATTCTACGTCATAATTAATATCTGCATATAGATTTCCAAGCTCTATTTCTAAATCTTGAGCTTCTTGCATATTTAGAGTTTGCTGAGCAGTCTGTGCACTAGGCATATTTACACCTAGTAGCTCTTTTCCAGATGTGCCTTTAATAAATGCTGCTGTATGTCCGGCATTTATTAAGTCTCCGAATTTAAGTCCGGTGCCTTTAGAACCACCTTCTCTAATTGCTCTTATGATCAGAGTATTTTTATTACTTAAAAATACCAATAATGCTGCCTCTAAATTTTTATTTACAGCATCGACGGCTGCTTTAAAACTATTTGCTACTACCACTACACTTAAACTATTAGGTAGTTTTACAACTTTATCAGTGGCAATAAAAGTACTAATTGATTGTAGTTTTTCTCTGAGCTTTTTTCCTAATTCTATACCTTTGAGTTCTATTTTGGAGTACTCAAAATCTCCCGTTCCTTTGGTATTCATTATATCAGCTACATCTTTTATATACTGCCGATATATTCCATTTATTTGATCGTAAAAAACTTTTCTAAAAACGCCCTTTTCTAGTGCCTTTCTATTAGGTCCTTTTTCGAAACCTACGTCACTAAGACTACTGGTATTTTTTATTATGCTAGATGTTCCCTCATTAAGAGATTTATACAATGCATTAGCAAGCTCACTTACTGTTCCTGGTTCCTGCATTGCAGCGTCTACTATATCTATAATATTAATATCTTTATTGTCATCTATAACTGTTTTTTCAAACGCCTGCAACAGTCGCTCTTCGCCGCCATATGTAGCTTCTATTTTATTTACATTACCGTACTGTTTTTTTGTAGCTTTTTTAGAAAGTTCTAGTACTATTGTTTGTGCAATATCTTGACAGTCTACTATATAAACTGCAGGGGTATTTTCAGTAATAAACTCTCTAAAGTTACTAGACGCTTCTGTTAGCTTTTTTATAATTCTTGAATACTTTTCTTGTAGTTCTTTATTTATTTCTTTTTCCATGCCTGCGGTACGTCCGCCCAGTATTAGATCCAGTAATCTTTTTACTGATATTTTTCTATTTCTAATTGTCATATCAATTATAGTTCAATACATAGAGGTCTAAGACACGCTTAATATGACCAGGCAGATTGCTCTGTGTTAAATACTGAACCTGAGCATTTCCTGTGGTAACTGCAATCTGACTTTGTACAGCACCCTGATTTTTCATGTAATAGGTAACCAAGTCTAATACTGCTAACTTTAAGTCTTCTGGGATACTTTGATATCCAGCTGTATAGTTAACACGGTAGCCGTTGATCAAATAGGGAAAATCAGCTCTGTTAATGGGCAGTATCTGCTGATTTTGACTGTCCAATACCCAGTCTGAAAACTCTAGCAAGTCAGTATAAGACTGACCATAATTTTCACTCTTTTCGATACTGGAGATGGCTATAATAGGCGCTTCGCCCAATAACAAACAAGTTCCGCCGTTTAAGACCTCAGTCTTAACATCATCGATCCAATCCACAAAGGTACGACGGCAGATGTTTTTAACAAATTCTGAAACTTTCGGAATAATAGTACTGATTTCTAAGTCTTGAGTGGTACTGGTAATACCTTCATAAGCTTTGTATTCTTGTAAAGTTATTAAGTTTGCACCCATGACTTCTCCTTGTAGTTTTTCCAAAGGGCTGACACAGCCCTTTGGAAAAACTGGGGGAGATATCCCCCAGTTTTAATAGATTAGGCGTTAAAGCGTAGAGCTCTTACACCGCTTCCTAGATTTGTTGTCAACTGTGTTAGACCAGTACGTAGAGATGCTACTAGTACGCGGCTCTGACGCTCGATGAGCTCGTCAGTGTCAACACGTAGACCACGCTGGTTGCCAACCAAGAAGTTAGCTGTTGCGAAGCAGAAAGCGCCTAGAGCGTCATCAGCCTTGCCAGGTAGTTCGCCGCTAACAACTACGGGTGTATTGGCGATAGAACCAATCTGACCAGTTAGTAGAGTAGCTTGTGTGCCAACCTTGTCCATTGTCTGGAAGGTTGAGTCTTCTAGTAGATCGTAGTATACGTCTGTAGAAACAACATAAACCAACTCTGAAGGATCTAGACCCCAAGCGCCCATGGCCTTGCGTAGGCTGCGTAGGTTAGCAACTGTAACAGTAGCTGAAGGAGCTAGAGGGGTTACAGCACCGGCTTCGCCAACTGGATCGTAAGAGGCGATACCCTTAACTGGATCGGCTGCATTAGCACCTGTACCGTACATCATAGCGCGATCAATTGTACGTGCTACACGGCGTAGCATGGCGTCGCGAACGATGGGTAGTAAAACGATCAGTGAGTCTTCTTCTTCTTCAAAGGCCATGTACTCACGTGTTGCTACCTTGTAGGAACGCAGAGTGATTTCGCCTAGGCTGTGTGTAGCTGTGTTACCAGAGCTGTTGTTGTTGGTGTTACCGAAATCAGTATTAGCAACCCACTGAGCTAGACCAGCTTCTGGATTTAGAGGAATACGCATTACGTTGGTCTGCATATTGATGCCTCTCATTAGAGGAGCCATCACTAGGCGTCTACGTACTTCGTTTTCCATGTTTAGGGAGACTTCAGTTTCCCAGATTGAATCAGGAGCACTGACTGTACCGGCAGGAGTACGAGTACCCTTCTTTTCGATTAGGTTACGACCATACTTGGTGTCACCAATAGCCTTGCGAGTTAGCTTGCTCAATAGAACAGCCTTCTCTCTTTCTTCGTAGGTTGACTCTGAACCGTCAGCCTTGTCGTTAAAAGTCATCTTTGAGGCTTGAATAGCCTTCAATTCGTCGGCCTTCTCCTTTAGAGCAGACTCTAGACCTTCTAGGGCACTCTTTTGAGCGGCGCGCTCAGTTTCAAAACGCTTCTCAACTTCGGCTAACAGCTTTTCTGCACCGCTCTGACCGACTTCGATCTGAGCTTGTACAGCGGCCTTAACGCGAGCGTCAATTTCAGCCTGACGGGCAGCTTCTTGTGCCTTGGCAGTAGCTTCGGCTTGTTGACGGGCCTCTAGAGCCTTGGTAGCTTGTTCGGCGGCTTCACGAGCAGCTTGCGCAAGCATTTGCTTGATTTCTTCTGGATTCATATTCCATTCCTTTTTAACATTGCGATCTGCTTCTGTAGAACACTCTAGCCCTTTAGCTGATTGGCCTTGAGTTGCAAATTGCTCTTTATAACGCTTATATTCTTCAGCATCATCAAATGCTTTTGATAGATCAAAAAGAGTATTTTGATTTGCAGGAACTGAAACGACGGAAATCTCCACCAATTCCAAGTCCTTGATTAAAAACACTTCAGCCGCTGAGTTGTACTCAGCATCCAACACCCTGAAGCCGATAGAGAAAGCTGTAAGAACTCCGTCTTTGATAAGTTGGAATTGCTTTGCAGCCGTTGAAATTCTTGCTTTTATCCACAAACCCTTACCATCCGTCTTGTGTTCTGTCATACGTCCGATCGGATTGTTGTGATCGTGGTAAGCCAGAATGACTGGATTCTTCAGGTAGTTCTGCATTCCTTTTTCCCAGACAGTACTGGGAACAACATCACCATGACGATCTACATCGATTGTACTGGCGTACCCTTCGATGTAGATTGAACCCTCGGCGCTGTCTGCAGCTTTGACGGAAAAAGCACTATTTAAATGTAGTACTTTATCTTTCATAGGCTCCTTACCTTAATTTTGTGGAGGCTTTTTAGGCGCTCCGCCTACGCTGGGATTTGCTGCACTGCCTGCAATATTTGCTGGCACACGCAGGTCGTCGTGACCAGGCTTGGTCTCATAGCGTAGTTCCATCCGGGCTTCGTTTGGAGAAATTACTCCACCGTTCACCAGAGTGGTATAGTAAGCAGCCACATCTTTCATTTCGGGCTGCAGTGCGGATACGGTCGAAGTTACGGCTTCAACGTCATACCCAAAAAATCTTTCCATTGCACTAACATAACGGTTCACAATTGGGATTACAGTCTCCAAGTAAAACAACCGTAAGTTGGGTGCAATATTTGCGTTGTTGCCGCCGTCGAGCAGGATGGGCGGCACGCCTAGGCTCTTTAAAATCTTTGTGTCATGGGTTTTGATACTCTGATCAAAATCCATGTCTTTGAATGATTCAGAGAACTCGCCCCAGGGTTTCAAGCCTGAATCCAAGATCATGGGCTTTTTAGCACCGTTCTTGGGACTATACTGAGTTCTCCAGTTTTGGATGGTTCGTTCTTTGGCTTGCTGTGACAGAGTATTTTCTGAGGTCAAGATTAAACCCATTACAGCACCGTTTTCAAAGAACTGTTCCTGAAACGTTTGCATCTTGTAGAGAATCTTGATGTTGCGATCGGCTGAGGCCAGTCTACTGGTACCACGATAGATACTCAGGCTACTCAAGTCTTTGATGTGCACTATCTCATCGGGTTTGAACTTTACCTCTGAGTTGTAAGTATAGCTCTTTACAAAAGTTTTAGGGTCTGTGTCGATCTCTACGTTACTGGCTGGTAGGTGGTACATGTGAGCACCGTCCCAGTAGATAAAGATGTTGCCTTCTAGGATGAAGTCAGTAAAGATGTTTATACGAAAATCTTGTGCGCTCTGGTAGGGGTTTGGGGTATAGTTTAAGAGTTTGACTAAACTCTTTTGTCTCATACCACTTACAACGGGGTCAGCCTTGCTATCTTTGACGTCGTAGTCCAAACTGCTACACGCACTAACAATCATGCTAACGCCGCGATTTACAGTTTCTAACTTGTTAAAAGCCTGTAAGTATGTTAATGAGGCGTCCGTACCTACGTTGATGCCCTCATCACGACTGATTACATACTGGGCGGGGTTCATCTTCTCTACTACCCAGTTTTTTGCATTTGTTATCCAGCTCATATATTCTCTCAATAAAAATCGCTAAAACTTCCACCGACTACCTTTGGCTTGTCGCCGGGGTTCAGTGTCATCTTAGCCTTTTGAGTTTCAATCCAAGCTCCTTGCTTTTGTGCGCTAGAAAGAGGGGGCGCTTTACCGTACACTCCGTGCAGGGTAATATGATGACGATTGCACAATGTGAACACGTCGTCATATATTTCCTTGTGGTGTTGTTCGATAAACTCGTCTCTGTTGGCAATGGTTGCTTCGTCGGTAGAGAAGTCACGGCCAGTGTTTGCAATCCAGCGTTCTAAAAGAAGAGTCAGGGAATGTGTATGATGGAGCTCTAAGTCTTGATCTGTGCCACAAATATAACAAAACTCTTTTTTATCATAGGCACTTTTGGCTCTATCTCTAATCCATTTGATCGGTATTCTGTTATTTGTATTCTTAGCCATTTAAATTTAAGGTAATTCTCAAAAAGTTGGTGATACAACTCTAAATTACCGATATTATAGCACGTAGGCAGGGGGTTGTCAAAACCTTTTTTGACAACCCCCTTTTATATTACCCGTTACTAACAGAGTTCAATACGTATATGCCTGTTGTGTTGTTTAATTTAGCATGCTTTTTTGCCACTGCTGCTAGTTCAGAGATAGTTTCACCTGTGTGTGAGGTAGAGCCGTCTATTAACACCACTCCAATTGCTAGGGTGGTAAAAGGAAAGAAACGTGTTACTCCATGCCGATCTTCTGCTGTTATCCCGCCCTCTTCCTGGTCTTGTTTGGTATAGAATTTTACAGCATTTCTGTTTAGTTGTTCTATAATTTCAATGCAGCGGTTTTCCCAGGTTTGACTCTGCATTAACATTACAAAGTCGTCTCCGCCTATATGCCCCACAAAGTCCAGTTTATTATCACAGTTTTGTACAATAATTGCAGCCAATAATTGCAACAACATGTCGCCTTTTTGATAGCCGTACTTATCGTTAAACTGTTTGAAGTTATTCAAGTCTACATAGCAAGCAACAAAAGGATTTTTGCTTGCCAGGAGCCTGTCAATGTGTTGAGTAATAGGCAAGTTACCTGGCAGAGATGTTAGTGGGTTTTCATGACGTGCTGCTTCTATTCTCAACTCTGTTATAACTCTTACAACATGTTCTGCAGAACACAGTCCCACATATCGAGCTTTTCGCACTACTACAAAGCCGCTAGACAGATACTTTTGGTCTTCAGAACTCAAAACATCCAACAAGTCTTGTAGATTGTTGTCTGCTTCCAAGACCTTTATTGAACTGTTCATTAATTCAACACACGACTTTTTACCATTTATTTCTTTAAAATAAGGCACAGAAAATTTATCTGCTACAGCAATCTTGTCAATCAATCCAATCGGCTTTTTGTGTTCGTCTACCACTGCTATAGAGTACAGTTGCTTGTTTTTGGAAAACAGTTCAAAAACTTCAAGACATGTGGTCATTCTGGTAGCACAGGGGGTTTCTTCATACTCCAGTGATCTGATATTAAAATTTAACCTGTTCTTTTTTAACATTGGAAATACACTTATTCTGCCGTCTTGAGCTATCTTTTTGGATATTGAACGAGTGTCTTCCAGTGTGGTTCCTGGAGGGCCTATTAAAAATCCTTGACCATAGGGAATGTCTAGGTCTCTTATAACTCTAAAGTCTTCTTGGTTTTCTATGCCTTCTGCTATCAGTTTACTGTCAAATACTTGACCTATTTGAACCATTGCTTTTATGGTCAATAAATTCTCTGGGTGGTTTGCTAGGTTTTTTGTAAAGTACTTGTCGATTTTTACGTAGTGTGGCTTTATTTGTGACCACAGTTTCAAACTGCTGTGACCCTCTCCAAAATCATCCATGGCAAACTCAAAGCCCATGTTTGTTAACGTATTCAACACCAACACCAGGTCTTCTATGTCTGTGATTTTTTCGTGTTCTGTGATTTCAAATACAATTGTTCTGTTGTGGCTGTGTTTGATCCTCTCTGCAAAAATCAATTCTCTGGCTTGAGGCATGTACTCTGTTAAAAAGATTTTTACTAGAGTACTAGCGCTTATGTTTAAAAACAGTCTCAACAACTTGTTGTCACTGTAATCCCACGAATCTAGAGCTAACAGTATGGTTTCTATTTCAAACTCTAACAACAAGCCCTCTCGGATAGCACTCAACAACATGTTTTGTGGGCTCTCCAGGGCGTGACCTTCGGGCCCTCGGGATAGCGCTTCATAACCAAACACAGAACTGTCGTAGATGTTACAGATGGGCTGATACCTCAAATGTATTCCGCCGTCTACCAACAGCTTTCCAAGTGGCCCTGGTTTGGTTCTTACACTGTTGATATAGGTTCTGTGAATTAGTTTTTTCATGGCTACTAAATGGTATAGGTATAAACCGCATAGCGGAGTGCATCTGCTATGTGTGATACCTTGCTGTGTACAGGCTTTTCTCGGGTCAAGGTATCACGGTTGTCCCACTGGTACTGATCAAACATCTCCAATGTGTGACGGCAGTGTGGGGCTACTTTGATACGACCCTGCTCTACAAGTGTTTGTACGTAAGCAATGCCTTCTAAGACCTGCTTTTTGGCCTTGATGGTTGAGATATCGTAACTGTAAGCCAAGTCACCTGCAAACTGTGCTGCGGCTGAGTCAATAAAGATGCCACTGTCTAACCCCCAGCGGCCAATCAACTTACTAAAGGCCTCTGCGTGTTTGGCTGTTGTGGCTTCACTTTCCAGGTACTCGTCGATTACATGAAAGGTGTCCACTTTGGGGTCGTAGGCCAATACCACCATGGCTGTGGGGTCGCGATAGCCGGGGTCAATTCCGGCTAGGTACTCCACACCGTCACTATGTTCAAACTCTACAATGAGTGACTCTGACAGTGAATAGATCTGGCCTTCAAACACATTGAATGACGCCATGTATTCCTGCTCAAACTCAGCCTTCGACATCGACCGGCGAGCTTCTTCTACGTCACTTTCCAACATTCGGGCATTTTCAGTGTAGTCGGCTTGCAATGAGATCCACTGTGGGTAATTGTCACTCCAACCACGCTCCCAAAATTTAGAGAACCAGTTGTGTTTGCCGCGAGGGGTTGAGATAAAGATGGCCTTTGACCCAGGACGGTCTAGGGTAGGACGCAATGACACGTTAAAGGCCTCTTCGCCACCATCTCCCAGTGCAGCTTCGTCAAAGATGATCAAGTTGTAACTTCGACCAACTGAACTGTCAACAGTTGTAATGCTACCCATACGGATAGTACTGCCGTTCGAAAGCTCGATGACCTTGTCTTTTACATTGTCTTTTGTAACTTCTAAGTCAAACTGCTTGATAAACCCACGCTGTAGGTCGAAACTAATGGTCGACAGGTTGTAGTTGGGACTCATGATGAGTACATTACAACCTGGGATTAATACCACCAGTTGTCCAATCACGTTGGCAATAAAGGTCTTGCCCAGGCGGCGACTCAGTGCAGCACAGATGAACCGGTAGCTGGGTGAGTTGACCGCATTGATCAATGCGATCTGTGGACAATTTAAACTGTCGTAGATGGGGGCCCCACCCACAGTGGCCAACTTCAAGTAGTTAGCAATGGGCAGTTTGATAAATCGGGTATCTGAGGGATAGTCAGTAATGTTAAACTGGTCAATGTCGCTTCTGGATATTTTAAGCATTGCTCTTCATCAACTTTTCTAAGAGTGAGCCATAGTTGCTGCCAGCACCACCATCATTGATCTGCACGTTTACCTGACTCTTGATATTGTTGGCTCTAACCTTTTCTAACTGAATCTCACGGTCCAACTGTTCCATGGTCATCTTGTGGGATAGGGCCAACAAGTCTGCGATATCCTTACTCGACCCCACTCCCGCCTCGTCTAACTCCTGGAACTTTTTGCTGATCAACATGTCCATTGCTTTACGCATTTTGAAGCGGTTGTTAAATCCTACATCTTTGAAGACCTGGTCTATATAGCTCTTTACCTCGCGGCGGTTCAATTGGGTTGCTACCAGCTCGGTGGAGATGCCCAAATCCTCAGCAACTTTGGACAAGCTCTGAGTTTGTAGGTAGCAGTTGGCAATCTCTAACCCCTCAGGGTCGATCATCAGTGTTTCGGCTGGGTGGCTGGCTGGTAGCATGGTGTTCCTTAAGCTATATCAATTTTGACTGTGGTGCTCTTGGTGCTCTGGACCAGCTCGATGGTGAGGACGCCGTCTTCTAGGTGGACACTTGACACCGTGATGTCCGGTTCTAGGGTCCAGGTACGAGTCCAAGACCTGTGGGCTAGGCCACGGACCAAGTATTGGCGGTTGTCTGACTCTTGTTCCTTGGTACCCTTGATTGTCAAGGTGGTGCCGGTTAGTGAAACATCCAACTCGTTACGACTCCAGCCACTTACCGCAATCTCGATCACATAGTGTTCGTCGGCCTTGTACAAGTTGTACGGGGGGTAAGTAGAGGTTGAGTGCTTTAACATGTTCTCAAAGCCAATCATGGTCTGGTAGATTGGGTCTAGCATATGATTCTTCATGGTTGATCCTTTCAGATATAGCGATCAAAGGGGCGGGTACCGTAGTAACGTGTTCGGAATTCGTGTAATTCTTCACTGTAGGATACTAACATATCCCAGAAGCGTTGTAGAGTTTTCATAAGTAACCTCGACGTTGGATATAGTTCATACGGCGTTCTAAATCACACAAGTCTACGCTCTGGCTGAGGTAGTGGTAGATTTCGTCACGATAGTGGGGTTGAAATGCTCTGTGGAGCCATTTTAAAAAGTTCATAGTATTCCTTTAGATGATCCCAAATTTGGCGATCCGGGGTAATTATAGCACTTCTGGGTAAGTTGTTCAAGTGAAAATTTGGTCTGCGTACAAAGGTTTGGCTGAATTTTCCCAAATAGGCCGCGTGCGGGTGGGCGCAGCGAGTGTGGAAAATAACAGGTCTCGTAACCGCCCCTGGTCTATTGTATCACGTAAGCGATTCAAATTCTTTGTATCTACCCTACAAAAACTTTGAACGACAAAATTCTAGACCTGGACTATACTGTGTTCACTGTAGACAAGGAGATGGAAATGACAACACGTGAACACATGGAAAACCTGGCCCAGCGTTACGCTAACGCATTGGTGCACTATCAGATGGATCGTAGTCGTGACAACTATAATATCATGGTTGACCTTCACGACATGTTGAACTCGGTTTGTGTTGAGGTTGCACAAGAGATCTTGGAGGAAGCATGAGCACACAACAAAGACATGAACTGGTGTTGAGGCATGTTGATGCCTTGGTGATGTACCACCAAAACAACACGGAAGAAAATCGTCAAATCGTTATCTATCTCCACAATCTTCTCTTGAATAGCTGAAAGGCCCTACAATGAACAACCCTCTTCAAAATGCCTTGACAATGGCTGACTATCTCATCTCTACTTGTGGGATGGCCTTGTGGGATGCTTGCAGAATTGCAGCACAAGAATACAAACTGGATACGGTACAGCTCTACCGTATCATGACGGACTGAGCCCAACCCTCTCCAAATTGGAGAGGGATTTGCGCCGAAATTGTACCATACAATTTCGGGGGCTGTCAACGGCCTGCTGATACCCCACCTGGTCGAAGGGACATTATTTTGTTGTTGCTGTCGGCTGGTGTTCTGGCTTAAAATCACTACATCGCAAGGCAAACAGGAGATCAAGATGTACTATCCACAAGACATGACTGTTGAAGATATCCAGGCTTTTGAGCTGGACATGGTTGCGGTGGAGTTGATCTGGAATGAAGACCCCATCAACTGGGAGCTTCAAGAATTGGCACAAGGGGTTTGACATGGAGATGATCTGGTTTTTGGGTTTTTTGATCGTACCGACACTGATCGCCGGAATTGCAATGATCATCATGGGAGAATGGTAATGGAATATCCTGACTATGACACTGAGGAACTGGCTTCCTATTTTAGTGACTACCACAAAGACGTGCACGGCGTGAGACCGCGCTGGGTTGACCACACTGATCGTGTGGCCATCATTGAAGAGCTGGAAAGTCTGGACCGTTACATGGACAACCTGAGATCAAGCCCTGAGGGCAGGGCCAGGCTCAGGGCTGATGGCTGGTGGGTGGAGCACGACTGAACAAATAACCCCACAGACTGTGGGGTTATTTGCGCCGATTTTACACCATAAAATCGGGGGACGTCAAACGGTCCGGACAATAGTTGACCCGGCTCAAGGGTCTTTTTTAGGCGGGTCAAAGCCCCAACGATTGTACCATGGAGACCGTTCAAAGGTTTTGACGACACCCTACAAAACTTTTGAACGAACACCTGGCCGACCTGGCCTATACTGTGTTCACTGTAGACAAGGAGATGACGATGACAAAGCGTAATTGGGTTGTGTGCTGGGTGGCTGCCGATGGTCACGGTCAATCGGTTTTCGGTGGCCGTAACGCAGACGACGCGCTCCGTGCTTTCAAGCGTGAATTCCGTTTTCGCACTGTGACAAGTGTTTACAAACTGGCTGACTGAAAGGTTTTCAAAATGAAGGTTTTTATATTCAATCACCCGGTAGGGTTTCCCGAATCAGAATACGGTGGCATGTGGGTTGTTCGTGCCGAGGGACACTATCAGGCTGGGCATGTTGCATGGGAATATGCACGGGAATACTTTGGTAACCCCGACTTTCGGGTAGAGGCTTTCCAGCAGGCCGCACTTGAGGGTCAGTCACTGGAACTGGTGAATCCCGGCGAGCCTATGGTCTTGGATTGTTTTTTGACTTGAAAAACCCTACGCTTGACAGGGATTTGTGTCAGGCACTAAAATCATCTTTCACTTTAGGAGATTTTGAAATGGCTGAAAAGAACCTGAACTATACCCCTGAGCAGACTGTCAAAATGATACAGGACTATTTGGGTGGTATCACTGTGGAGGCTATTGCCAAGGGTCTGGGCAGGACTACCAAAAGTGTCGTGGTAAAATTGTTGTGGGAAGGTGTTTACCAGAAAAAGGTGTACATCTCCCCTATTGCGTTAAAACCCTACGCTTGACAGGGATTTGTGTCAGGCACTAAAATCATCTTTCACTTTTGGAGATTTTGAGATGGCTGAAAAGACTGTGAACTATACCCCTGAACAAACCGCCTCCATGCTGGAGTCTTATGCTGGTGGGGTTACCGTGGAAAAGATTGCTGAAAGCCTCGGCAAGACTGTGCGTAGCGTGGTTGCGAAGCTCTCGCGAGAGGGTGTTTACCGCAAAAAGGAATACGTTTCCAAAACCGGTGAGACCCCTGTGGCCAAGGAGACTTTGGCCGATCAGGTGGGTGCTCTGGTTGGCCTGAGCGAGGGTGAGATCGACTCGCTCACCAAGGCCAACAAGACTGCCTTGATGAAGATTCTTGCCAAGCTGGCTTGAGTCAATAGGGGGAAACCCCTACATCAACCCCTTGCCGTTTTGGCAAGGGGTTGGCGCCAAAATTATATCATATAATTTTGGGGGGTGTCAAGGGCCTGCACAATACCCGACCTGGGCTCAGGGTTGTAAGGTTGGCGTAAGGTTGGGGGCTCATAATACATTCATTGAATCAAGGAGAAAAAAGATGTTTGTTTGGAACTATATGTATTTCGGGTTCGTTGAGGTTTTGGCAGGGCTGTTTTTCGTTGGGTTGCCCTTGTGGGTTGGCATGATTTGCAAGCTGGTTGAATACACCACAGAAATCGTGGGGGCTTTTAGGAAAACCCTCAATTAATTGAGGGTTGTAAGGTTGGTGTAAGGCATCCTGGCGAGAATGGAGTCATGGACAAGCAAACACTTCAAGACCTGGCCCAGTACCACGTGCGTTCATGGTGGGTCAAGTTCCGGGCACAATACCCTACAATTCAGAGGGCCACTCCGGTAGTGACCCTGAACAACCGATTGAAGACCACGGCCGGCCGGGCTTTCATTGAAGAGAACCCTCAAAAGATCGACCTGTCAACAGACCTGTTTTGTCAATACACGGACCATATGATTGTCGACACAATCCCCCATGAATTGGCGCATCTTGTGGCTTATACCATATACGGTGATCCGGGACATGGCAAGGGTTGGTATAGTGTACTAAAACAGATGGGTATTGTGACAACCCGGCTTCACAACATGGTAAACTATCGTCAAGCTAAATACAAGGGTTGACATGATCGGATGGATTGGTACTGTGGCGAGTGTGATCGGCAGTTTTGTCGTGGCGTTCCAGGTTTTTGTTTTGGGCTACATTCTGTTTTTGGTCGGCTGTGTGTGCTGGCTGTGGGTTGCCCTCAAATCCCGGAATGTTAGTTTAGGGGTTTTGAATGGGTTTTTTCTGGTTGCTAACATCATTGGATTGTGGAAGGCTGTATAATGTTGGAATATCAAGACTGGGTTTTTACTGAGGAAGCCGTGACTGGTTTTGAAATACTGGATCTGGTAATGGACCATCCCGATTGCTGGTATTGTCCGCCTAATGAGTATCCCCCACTCATGCCCTGTTGGTCGGAATAATATATAAGGGTTTACCCTTATATATGCGCCAAAATTATAACAGATAATTTTGGGCCCGGTCAAGGGCCTGGTACAAAGCCCCCACAGGTTGTGGGGGCTTTGTGGCGCCAAAATTATACTACACCCACACCTGGCCGTCAATAGGGGCTTACCCTAGTAGGACAAAAGACCCCACACTTTATATGGGTTTGACTTCTGAAGCATAATCACTCCATCGCAACAGACAACCACTAGGTGTACAAAATGGCAAAGATCAAAAAGGTTAGTATCTACGATATGGACGGTACCATTGTTAATAGTCTTCACCGTTATCGTACCATTGTGGACGATAACGGTGAGCGAATCGATCTGGATTATTGGAGACAAAACGAATATCGTGCTGTAGACGATACTCTGTTACCATTGGCTGAACAATATAAGGCTGATTTGGCTGACGATAATACTTTTGTTATTATCGCAACTGCCCGAGTAATGCACGAACCCGATTATCAATTTGTCCGTGATATTCTCGGCGAACCCGATTATCTTATTTCCCGTCCAGAGGGTTCCTCAGTATCTGGCAAAACCCTCAAAATAAGTGGTTTGGCCAAGTTTTTTAATCTGGTTAATTTCCGTGATGCTGAATTTACATTCTATGAAGACAATATCGAGTATCTAAAAGCAGTCTGTGACCGTTTCAATATCCGCGGTGTATATGTTCCATCAAAACAGGGTCACTAATATATGGAAACTATAGGATGGCTGGGAGCCATCCTATTTGCAATATGTGGATTGCCCCAAGCAATTCAATGTGCAAAGGATGGACATTCCAGAGGATTGAATTGGTTTTTCTTGGCCGCATGGTTAGGCGGTGAGATATTGACCATTATCTATATCTGGCCTAAAAAAGATTATCCCCTGTTATTCAATTACCTATTAAATCTGGTATTCTTGGGGGTTATGATCCGATATAAGATTTGGGAAAGACAATAGTATATTATCCCCATTATGGGGATAATATGGCGCCAAAATTATAATCTATAATTTTGGGGGCTGTCAAATAATACCCGACCTGGGCCTGGGGTCTTTGTCACAAAAACACCACAGAAAAATAATGACCCCACTGGTTGTAGGGACTTGCAGACCTGGGCAACATCGACTATACTCCGTTTGTGCGCGAGATTCCGACGCACAGTTTTTCAATCGGTTATCACAAAGGAAACCAAAATGGCAAGCAAGCAATACTTTGCAATTCTCGATACTGAAACCACTATTGCAGATACTGTTGCAGATATTGGTATTGTAATTGTGGATCGCAAGGGTAATATACATAATCAAATGGCTGTTCTGGTTAATGGCCATTATGGTACCCATGAATTATTCCATGACCCCAAGAAAAACGATATTTGGGGTTATGAGGGTCTTAATCGTCGCAAGGCCTCATATAATGCCATGCTAGAATCTGGTACTCGTATGGTTGCAGGGGTATCTGCAATTAATAACTGGATTAAGAAAGCAATTGCAGTTTATAATCCTACCCTGACTGCATATAATCTTGCATTCGATGTAAATAAGTGCCTCAATACTGGTATTGATTTGAATGGGTTTACTAATCGATTCTGTTTGTGGCACGCTGCTGCTGGTAATATCTGCAATACTGTGGCATTTAAGCGTTTTGTTTTGGATAATCACCTTTTCAACAATCCGACTCCCAAGGGTAATATGACATTCAAAACCAATGCAGAAGTAGTATGTGGGTTTGTTACTGGTACTCTTATTGACGAACCACATACTGCTATTGAGGATGCCATTAACTTTGAATTGCCTATTTTGACTCATATTCTCAAAAAGCGTAATTGGCAATCTAAGGTAACCCCTTATGCGTGGAATGGGTTTCAGGTTCGTGACCATTTCAAGGTCTAATAACTAAATATACCCGGCCACATATTGTGGCCGGGTAACTCAAAGGAATATCAAATGAAACCCGATCTGCTGTTATTGATTAAAGCCTGTCAAGAATCCCTCAATATTCAAAAACCAATTACCCTCAAAATCCGGACCAAATCTAAGAAGGATACTAGGGGATTAGCTGGATACTGTGATAGTTATTTTCGAAAAGATCGTATTGTGGGTCATAAGGTGGTAATAAATCTGGATACCCTTTTTGAATCAGAATATAGTATCTACGATACTATTGCCCACGAATTGATTCACGCGTGTATGTTGGAAAAGAATCTATTTGATCCCACCCACCACCACGATACTACTTTTCAGGAATTGGCAACCCACTTAACCCAATATCTCAACAATATAGGTTTTGAAATAACCTGTTTATATAGTCCAGTAACTGATACCGATTAATATATGGGGCATATTGCCCCATATATTTTGGCCAGGTTGGTAAGTGAGCACTCACTTACCAAAGGGGTGCCGATTTTACCATGAAATTTTGGGGGGTGTCAACCCCCAGCCACCAAAGCCCCTACAATTTGTAGGGGCTTTGGTGCGCCAAAATTTTATCATAAAATTTTGGGGGCTGTCAAATGGCCTGCAAAATAGCCGACCTGGCTCAAGGGTCTTTCCTGGTGGACGTTGACAGAATTTTCTGCCTGCCCCATAATAGATTCATCGGTTCAGAGATCAACGCAACAAAGGAGCAAAAACCCCACACTTGACTAGGTTTCTCACTTACCCTAAAATAGTGAAACGGATCGGGGATTGCCGGGTATCAACCAGAGTTTCCCCATGCTTTAATTATCGGAGAATTTGAAAATGGCTGAAAAGATTGTGAATTACACTCCCGAGCAAACCGCTCAGATGTTGGTAGACTATTCTGCTGGAATCACTGTCGAGAGTATCGCGGAATCCATGGGCAAAACTGTTCGCTCGGTTGTTGCCAAACTGAGTCGCGAGGGTGTTTACCGTAAGAAGGAATATGTGAGCAAAACCGGCGAAAAGCCGGTGAAAAAGGATGCTCACGCTGATGCAATCGGCGCAATCCTGAAATTGTCTGAGGGTGAGATTGAAAGTCTCACGAAGGCGAATAAGTCGGCCCTGAAAACTATTTTCGAGGCACTGGCAAATAGCCGTCCAATCTAATATAAAGGGCTCCGGCCCTTTATATTGAAATCTGGATTATCGGGGATTGTTGAACTGTAGGCTAACAGTAGTTTCGACGAATCCGGCCGGAAACGTAATCCCCGATAATCCACCCCCATTTTTGTTTTTCACTAAAAGGAATATTATGTTTGCAGTTTTTGCTGATGATGTCCACGGTAATGAAGTTACTGGGCGTGGAGATACTCCACAAATGGCATGGGAAAATATGTTGACCGATTTTGCCCTTGATGACGACGATATTGACCCGGATACTGTTGGATTTTATCGTGAAGTTTCAGTAACTCGGGAAATGAGAATCACTTGGACAGAATCTGACGAATAATAAAAAGGGGCAATATGCCCCTTTTATTTTGATCTAATAACCCTATAGCCGACCAGGTTATAGGGTTATTGGCGCCAAAATTATATCACTAATTTTGGGGGGCTGTCAACATCTTTCGAATACCCCTACGAACCTTGTGTGGTAAAAACGCAACTTGACCCCGGCCGCGAAGACGTGATAAAATTGTGGTGGCTTGCCCAATATAAGCCACCAGTTATATAAGCCACCAGTTATATAAGCGTATGCTTATATTCGGATGGACCGATGGACCGGGTTAGTGAGCACTCACTTAGGTGCGCGGCTACGCCGCGCCATTGCAAAACCTTGAATTTTTCAAGTGCAGGTTCCCCTGCGCCAGTGCAAAACCATGAATTTTTAAAGTGCAGGTTACCCTGC